TGTGATTTTATAAATTCTAGTAGGGCCTCATTAGCAGAGTCGCCCGCTGAGGCTGCTGAGACTGGGGGAACGCCAGGTGTAGCGTATTTTGCTGTCAGGTCAGGGATTTGCATTCGGTCTTCCATTCCCTGTTGGAATACATTCGGTAGGCCAGCGGTCTGGTCTGCCGTTCCAAGCCCTATGCCTGGGCCACCGTCTGAAAAGTTTGTAAGGTTTAGGTTTGTCGCACCCCCGCCTACCTCAGGGAGAACCTGTTGTACTGCTTCTGACCCTACTTCGGGGAGAACCTGTTGTACTGCCTCTGACCCCACTTCGGGCATATTCACCGCTGCTGTTGTAGCAGTTTCCGTAGCGGCTGCTCCGCCGCCAGCAAACGCCCCTTCCAGGTTTCGGATTCCTGGTACTTGTTGGCCGATTTTGCCCACGGTGTAGCCCGTGATAGCGTCTTTTCCGAGCCTAGCGAAATCTTCTTTTGTTATACCATCGGCCAAGACGGAATCTCGCTTCTCCTGGCCATAGATATCGTCATCCGAATCTATGTCTATACCAGGAAACATTCCGCCTATCCCCCTACCAGCGGCAGCACCCATGGGCCCGCCGATAGCGAACCCTGCCGCTGTGCCTATGTTTTTAGGGTCTATTAGGAACTCCGCTACGTCTGCTGCTCTTGACCAGAAACCCATATCATTGCCTCTCTTTTTCTTTATGTCCTATTGCCGTCAAGCTTGGTCGTCTTCGCCCTCGCCGTTTGTCCCGTCGCCGTTTGTCCCGTCCCCACCACCACTGCTGGGGCCAGGGTCATACGTCCCGTCGGGTCGCGTCTCGCTGTATTTTGTTATCCATTCTTCTAAAACGTCCTCATCAACATTCTCTGTGGACAATGCTTGCAAGATCATCCTGAGTCTGTCGGAGTCTGTGGCTACCTTAAACTCTCGCTCACGCATTTGCAGGTCTTCTTCCGTCGCCCACTTCTTCATAGCCATTTCCTCTCTGGCGAGCTTGCGGTTTTCTGACTGCATATCCCTTTCTAGCGTGTTCGCTGCTTCCCTCCAGGCGGCTTCTTTGGTGATTCCATCTTGAGCTATTCTGTTCGCTTCTGTTTGGATTGTTTCTGTGCTTAACCGCTGTAGCTTCAACTCCTCAAATCGTGCTTCTCTTTCAGCCGTCCTTTCCGAAAGCTCTTCGCCAGCAAATTCTAGTTGGAGTTGTTGCAGGTCTTTTTCTAGTTGACGTTCTGCCGCTGCCAACTCTCTGCTGGCTTCTATCTCGGCGTAACGCAATGCCTCATCAGCGGACAGAGACCTTTCTTGCAACTCAAGTGCCTTCGTCTCTAGCTCTTCCGTCAACGCCCTGTCAGCCTCACGCCAAGCGGCCTCGTTATCCATGCCGTCTTCTTGCATTTGCAAGGCTCTTTCCTCGAGAACCCTGTTCATTGCCTGCATTTCACGGTCATAGCCTTGTGCGTCGTTCTGTAGTGCCATTTCAGCTACTCTGGCCTCTTGGCGATCACGGTATTCAGCCTGTCTCGTCTCTACCTGTTCGCGGTATAGCTTCTGATCCAAGTCTGCCCGTTGTGCCAACTCCTCTTGCCTTAACCTGTGGTCCTGCTGGTACTGCTCTTGTTCGGCTCGCAACCTGGCGTCGTCCATATTGAACGCCCTGTCTGCGTTACGGGCCTCTTGCTCCAGTTGTTCTACTCTCAGGTCGCGGTCCGCTTCAAACTGTGCCTCGGCCAGGTCTAGTGTGCGACCAGACTCTATGGCCTCTTGCTGTAGCTGTTGGACCCTCAAATCAAAGTCTTGCTGTGTGACCCCAAGGTCTTGCAGCCTCTGTTGACGTGTTTCTGTCATCGTCACGTCAAACATTTCTTTCTGCTGCTCCTGCTCGGACTTGAATTGTTCTTGCTGTATTTCCAACCTTGCCTGTTCTCTCGCGTTCTCGAGGTCCATGCCCTTCTCTTGCAAGTCTAAGGCTCTTTCTTGGATGAGGGTGTTTGTCTGATATTCTCTGTCCGACTCGTATTGACCTTGCTCAAACTCTGAGCGGAACCGCTCTACGTTTTCACGGTCTCCACCCAAAGAGCGTTCAAGCTCACCAGAGCGGAATGCTGTATCTGCCGCTGCTGCCCTATCTCCCGCGAAAGTGTTCGCTGCTTGTAGGTTTAGCTCGTTGAGCCTCTCCGCACGCTGTCTTTCCAGGTCGCCATATAGCCCTCTGCGAAGCTCTCCTTCTACACTACTCCCTACCAACCCCCGCTGAGACATAAATTCGTCCAACTCTGAGCCAGCTTGAACCCTTTTGTTCGCTAGCTCTGCGTCTATTTGGCTGGTAATGTCCTGTACTAACTGGGAATCGAACCTACCAGGGGTCTCAAGACCTTCCATAGCAAAATCCTGAATCGGCTGTGCCACAGCTTCCGCCCTGAACACCTCATCAGGTGTTTCGTATTTTGGACGAGGTGCCGTACCAGCAGCAAAGTCGTCATCCAGCATATCCCTAGCTTTAGGGGGACGAATAGTCGGTGTAGAAGTATCAATAGCCATAATTATGTACCCAGATTTGCAAATACCATGTGATCAGCCCCTGTGACTCCATCAAATTTTGTGTAGGTTGACCCGTCCCCCTCTAGGAATACGGGTATCAGCCATAAGAAATATTGGTTCGTTCCATTCCTAGCTATCGTTACGTCCTGCTGTCTATTCGACCGACAGTCCACCCTAGTGGTGCTGACGTAATTGCTAGTGCTATACGTTGCTCCGCCCTTACTCGTAGCGGTGCTCTGGACGTGTGCCTGTACAAACAAGGTAGCCCTAGACGCCTTAAATCTGATCTTGGCATCCGTTCCAGCCCCAGTATCCAAATGGCCAGTTAGCTGGACTCTCTGCTGGTTGTCTTCAATCGACAAAAGACCCCGCAATAAGCCATCTAGTTCTGGCGGCAATCCAAGGGGTATTCCATAAGGCCCAGACATTACCAAGCCTCTCTTTGCATCGCTGCTGCTAACTCAACTGACCCTACTTTAATATTGTCGTTTGAGGTAATCTCTACGGGCAGAGATATTCCTTTGCCACCAACACGAGCCTTCTTCACTGTGGGCTTGGCGGCAATGGGATACGTCAAAGTGTGCACTGTCTGGTCCGCACCATCCGCACTCACTCTTACCGACACAGTGCTACTGCTTCTTTGCTGGGACGATACGCGTATAACCCGTGCTTTTTTATCTCTTAGCGGTTGCTGGAACAAGAAAGGCCTGGTTACTAGCTTGAAGCTGATTACGGAGCCGCCCGATCCACCTGCCGCCGCGTTATCTTTGTCTCCCGTCTCTAGTTGACGGACAAATCCGTCGTAACCGCAACTGATGGGGGTAGCCACTAACGACGCCCCGCTCAGGTCAGCGACAAACAACGTCGCAGCATTCCCTTCTTGTGCAGTTGCAAAATCTAAATGCCCTGAACTGTCGATCTGCATATACTGACCACCAGTCGGCGACGTGCTTAAATAGCCAAACAACGTGTCGCCCTGATCCTTGTCGCCTGTAGCACTATGGTCTAGATAGCCATTACTGCTGTCTATAAATAGGGTGTCATCGTCCGAGGCTATGTACTGATGCAACATCAGTGCTGGTGGCCTTTCCGCAGACGGCGGACGATAGCCTATCATGTAGTCGTTTATGTTAGTCGCTACTGGTACAGCACAGATGTACTCATGCTTCTGGGGCCAGTACAAAGCCGTTGGCAGGCCAGGAGAGCCATTCAAGGCTGACCAATTAATCCCGTCCATAAAATTCTGTATAGGCCGTGTCACGAGCGTGATCTGCCCGCCTATCTGATAGTGCTCGATGCCCCTCTTGCTCAACCAGCATACACCCTGGTCACCGACCGCCTTGATTGTGCGGTGAGCCACACATCCCACTGAGCGGGAAATACCTCTCGCTCCCGCCTCAACCTCTAGAGTATTAAACCCATAACCTTCGATGTAGCCCGTGCTTTCTCTTTTGAACACAAGCAACACGGACCCTAATTGAAACAGGCCCGTAATCTCTGGATCGCCATCGTGCGTCTGAGCTTTTACGAGCAACCCATCTGGCGTGGCCCATGTGTCGATATCTCCCACCTTTGATGCCACGACATCTATTCCACTATGTCCTGTGGCATACAGCCTATTACCGAACACAGCTAAGTATTTGACGTTATTCGGTATATTGGAGATTACGGCCCATGTAGTGCCATCCCACTGGTAGGAGCTTGTGCCCCCATTGGCACAGCACAGCACATTATTAGCACCCTCTCGCATGATCACTAATGACCAGTACGCTTCTGTCAAGCCA